CAGTAAATTGACAGATTTTTGCACCTGTTTGGCTGCTTCATTTAAAAACTCCCGAACATTAAACCCTTCTGCTATGGCATCAACAGCGTCCCATTTCTCAGGTTTACCCTGTGGAGGCGTAAGCATCGTTACAGATTTAGCGTTTGCCTGTAGTGCCAGTTGCTGCACCAGTTCTGCAACCTTCTTGCCCGACTTGTCATTATCAGGCCATATGACGACTTCTTTGCCATTCAGGGGCGAAAAATCATACGCTGAAGCCGAATTTCTGGATAGCATACCTGCACCACCCATATGACAGGTCGCTGTGAACCCGACTTCATTCAGTGCATCAGCACATTTCTCACCCTCTACATAGATAATTTTATCCGATGATACGATGTTTGGTATGTTATAAAGTGGCCTGATGTCAGGCATCTTTGGATATAAACTGTTTGGCGTGAACTGCCTGAAGTCTTTTTTAGGTTTGCCAGTGGTATCCATAACGATGTTACCTTGAGCGTCCCGTACATTATATCTCCGAACAATTGCTAGGACCTCACCTTCAGCAGACAGATACTGGTGTTCTCCATCATGTGCTGTATTGATATCAAAACGATTTGATACCTGTGTTTGGAATGGATTGGACGCTTCATACTGGTCAATATCCCGAACAATAGTTCGCTCATCACCTAGATATCCAGCGAAATATTCCCGTATTTCAGACATATTCATACCCTTTCCTTCCATCATGATCTTCACAATACCCCCGACACCTTCACCCCCGTTGAAATCAGTGCCTTGCATGAAGTGTGGCCCTGGCGTTATATCTATTTTTAGAGAGTTGCCAGGCTCACCTCTGAGTGAACCCAGTAAGAATTGATTACCCCGAATACGGCCTTGTGGGTAGGTTTCTTTTAGTATTTCAATTTGTACCGATGCAGGCACAGTTGAGCTTATTTTATGGACTAATTCATTAGCTGATATACTATATTTAGTCTTGTCAAATGATAGAACACGCATTATATTGTATTTACCTCTTTATTGATGTGGGTGGAAACTTGCTCCGTTTTCACCCTTTTTTTTATTGCCAACAAGTCATATGAAATTCACACATCTTGCAAGTAAAGTAGTCGTTATTGTGGGCTATTCTCGGCATCATTGTCGATGATTCGACAGCCTTAATGATATCAACAGCCCGATCACTAATCTTCTGAGCCAGTGATTTATCAAACTCTACCAGTTCATAATAAATATCTGATGTATTCTTGTTAATAACTGTAAATAGAGCTGGATGTTCGGTTAGGTCCATATATGCTTGATACAAAGCGACTTGCGCTGCATATACTGGATTAGTTCTTGCCATACCATCCCGAACAAATTCCTTAAACTTCCGGTCATTTGCTGATTTACACTCCCATAGCATAGGATATTGTAGTCCAGCTGCTTCAGGACCCGAACAAATTACCCCGTCTATATGTCCCTTGATTTGATCATCTGCGATTGAAAACCCGAACTGTTTACCTTCCTTGTTTTCTGTACGTAAATCAAACCCACTTTGTCTAAGCCATAAAGCCATTTGATCCTCTATGATATGCCCGAACTCAAAAATACGTAAGGTACGAGCTGAGAACTCTTTATCATGATCGGATTCTGTACCCATAAACCTATACTGTATGCGCCTTGCACATTCTTCTCCTAGTGATGACCCACCTAAATAGGTACGTCTTGGTTTCTTTTTATTCTCACCAACAATGCATTCATCAATAACCTTTTTTAATTTAAAGGATTGATCAAAAAGGTATTCCTTGCGAGGGAGATGCTCTTCCCGTCCATTGTTGATAATTTCTCTCCATTTTTCTAATTTCTTCGATATTTGATCCATGTTTTATATAGCCTGCCTCTTGAATTAAATAAATTAAAGTTGTTACCTCTTGTTCTGATAAATCACCTAGTTTCTTGCCCCATCCTATCTTATCACACGCTTTTGCAAACGCTGATACAGGATTCAGTACAGGTCCATAGGTTTCTTCATATTCCATTTTTTAAACCTTTTTTAACTTTCCAAAGCCTATATCCATTTTTATATTTTCTACTAGTTAAATTACCATTTCCATAAAAACGAAAAATAGTTGCTCTAAATAAATCAGCTTCACGTAAAGTATCAAAAAATATACTATCCGTAATTTCCATTTTTTTAAAAATATCTAATCTATCTTGCACAACTTGTTTGTAAATATTTTTATCATTTGGAATTGGTATTGGTATTCCCTTTTCTATTTTCATTTTCTCTCCTTTAATGTATCGTTACATTACTTTTATTCATTCTTTCTTCTCTATTCTTAACAACCTCATGCGTGATCGTAACGTCCATTAGTAAAACTTCATCTTTAAAAATTCTAACGATACCATAAGCACAAGTACCACCTATTCTTTGTTCTATCATAGTGACAAAATCAGATGCAGCTTTCTTCAATTCATCTTGATCTAAACTATCAACCTCTACTGATTCATCAAAATCGTATTCTTTTAGATTAGGTAAACCATTATCAATTGGGTCAAATATTGCTAATATAGATTTAATTTGTACTTCGTTCTTCATCGATTTCTCCTGCTATAGCTGAGTATCCACATATATCCACCCACGAATCAGTTTTGGTATTATGCACAAGTCTAGCCATTTTTACGGCAATCATGCAAAGAATAACTTGACGTACTGTTACCTCTTTACCAAAGATAACAGACCATATATCAGCGATTCGCTTATGATTGATATATGCATCTCCATAATCTTTTGCCCGATTACCATTTACTAATCGTTCTGCCTCTTCTAATATTTCTTCCCTTTTTGGCATTTTATGCTCCCATTTTATACACTATGCTATCAATCATAGATTTATTCCAGAAATAATTTAACCAGCAGTTAGCTTTGTATCTGTTCCAAGATAGATCAAAAGCTGTAATGTTTACGTTAAAATTAGATAAATGATTGATTTGTTTCTCTGAAACTAAACTATTTAACCACCTCTTGCTCTTGTTAGCAGAGTCCGATGTTTCAATCTCTCTCATAAAATCATCAGCTGAAGCAATTGCCTGGTTCTTGCTGCCAATAGCAATTGTTCGGATTTTACCCCTGGATTTCTTTACAATCGCTATAGATGTATCATTAACAGTAGCAATAAGACCAAAGCCCTCAAAACCACAAGCCATCATCATAGATCCATTCCCACACATATCGATCCAACGAAATGGAGATCTATCGATTAGCTCCACTTCTGTCATTTGAAACGTAGTCATGATCTCTTCATTGCTCTCAGAGCCAAATTCAAAGCCACACATAGGGCATTCTCTGACATTGAGTGGTACTGTAGCCTGACAAGAGGGACAAGTCTTCTGTGGAGCTTCTCCTATCTCTGATGGATCCCTACCATCTAGGTCCACTGTTTCATCAATAGAGCCATGTGTTAATATGCTTGTGCCAAAATCCAGAACAATACAATCTTTTTTGATGATGTTCGGATATAACTCTGGATCTATAGTTCTTAGACCCCGTCCGATCATCTGAACCATCGTTGATTTGTATGAACAAGGTCTTGTTAAAACAATACAAGACACTGGTGGTGCATCAAAACCTTCTGTTAATACAGCCACATTGACGACAACTTGCGTATCCCCGAACTCTAAATCTTTCAGTATTCGCTTTCTATTATCTCTTGGTGTTTCAGAAGTTACGATATTCGCTTTAATTCCTCTATTGACAAACTCCTCAAGCAAATCTTCTGCATGAATAATTGTAGAACAAAACACAACTGTTTTTCTGTCTGATGCCTTACTCATCCATTCTTCAACAACTTTCTGATTGATGATCTTCTTATTCATAATGCTTTCAACAGCTGACATATCAAAGTCATCAACTGTTTTACGCACATCATTTAACTCATTTTGCACACCGACATCGACAACATAAGCCTTTACAGGAACCAGAAACCCCTCACGTATCAGTGTAGCTACCTCAATCTGGTGACAACAATTTGTAAATATATCTCTTAATCCTTGCCTATCACCTCTGTTAGGAGTAGCTGTAAACCCGACAATCTCCGAATTAGGATTGTCAGATCTTACTTTTCTAATAACTTTTTTATAAGTTCTTGCAGCTGCATGATGGCTTTCATCTATGACAAGCATATCAATAGAACGTAGCTTATCTAAGTTTTTATCTCTAGATATAGTTTGTACCATAGAGAAGATGACATCACCTCTCCAATTCTTTTGTGTACCATCAACAATAGATGTCTTGATTGAAGGATTAACTTTCAGAAACTTCTTTTTATTCTGTGAAACAAGTTCATCTCTATGCTGTAAAACAAGAACCTTTTTAT